AATTACAAGGCACTCATAATTTTCAGTGCACTGATCCATGAATTGACAGAACATTTCGAAGGTTGGAAACATACCTGCGAAGTTTTCATAAATTCTCTTGCGATTACCAATACCAGTTTCACGCAGAATAAATACAAAATCAATATTTGTTCTCAAATTAGGCGTAATTCCTAAAGGATACTGCATAGTAATTAATGTTACCATATCGATGTGTCGACCGTTCATAAATACATATCGAGTAGACTCTTCACGAATCCACGAAGAATCATATAAGCAGTCATCAAGAATTAAAAAGGCTCGTGGATCTAAATTTGAATTTCCGCCTCTGCTTCTTTTCTCGTGCTCGCGAGCCTGCTTAACTGCAAGCTGGCGCTTGATTGCATTCATCACAATATCAGGCTTATATTTATCGTGAATCAGCTTGGCCGGAACAATATCTTGAAAAAATGGATTGGCAACCTCAGTTCCAGAAATTACAGTTCCAATTGGAAAGCAAGACTGTGTGTTTGCTAAAATGTCTTTTACTAAGAAAGACTTTCCTGTATCCTTTTTTCCGATAAGGACAATCATAGGAGACTTGTGAGAATCTATATCGCAGCGCTCACATATAGTTTCCATGTTAAATTTTCTAATTTTGAAGTCCATATTGATTTACCGCGTGAAGATTTTCGTTATGGTTTAACACGTTTCTATAAGATGGTCAAGAGACGCCCAACGACAAATAATGAACTTCGAACAAATAATGTCTCCATGTCTGTTCATCGGTATACAGATTTAGACTTTATAAAGGCGGGGGCCAAGCAATATTGGAATATCGAACATATCCAGCCCTTTTTTCCTCCGATTGAAAAGCTTTTCAAGACCGATGAACTAGATTCGGCTGTAGAGTATGGGATACGATTTGAATCTGAAGTTGGCAGTATTCAATCCGAAAATACAGTTAGACTTTCAAATGGAACAGTTGTCCCGATTCATCGGAAAACAACTATGATTTTAAGTCCATTTAAGTGGATGGAGGGAGAGTATGGAACTACATTTGGGCTGCCTACAACGCTCGAACAATCGATGACTATTCATAATAAAATACAAAATCCAAATAATTATTCTTACGTTGGTGCTATCCTATCTGCAGCATTATCAGAAAGTGGATGTAACCATTTTCCAAAAGTATACGGTCTTTTTTCTGGAATTTCTCAAAGACATACGATTGATATTTCCGATGACTATGAAGAGCTGTGCGAACGTTCTTGGTTTACGCATAATATCGGAAAAACATTTGAAGTAAAACTTTCTGATATTGCTCAATCAACAGATGGATTCAGACATACTCGCAAAAGTCGTGCGGAGATTCAACTAGGAGACGATATTCTATTAGAGGGAGTTCAAGAATTAGAAACACTTGAAGTAGAAAACAATGTTCAAATCGGAGAGTTGAAGGCTGTGTTTAAGGAAGATGAAGATGAAGATGAAACTATGTCAGATTCGTCGTCTGTGTCAACATCATATGTTTTCAATGTCAACTCATGTGCCTGCGAGGAGGACGACGATACAGATCTAGAAGATGATACAACTGATGATGTATCTTTTGCATGGGCATCGTTTTCTAATGTGCCTGTTCAAATTACTGTAATGGAACAGTGTGCTGGAACTTTATACAAGTTAATGGTCGATCATCCTGAATCAGAAAAACATACAGCGTGGATGGCTCAAGTAATTTTTGCGCTTGCATTTGCTCAGCGTAATTTTGCGTTCACTCATAATGATTTGCATGCAAATAATGTGATGTATGTTCCAACAGATAAAGAATATTTATATTACAACTGTTCTGGAACAGTGTATCGTGTTCCAACGCACGGATTCTTAATTAAGATTATTGATTTCGAGAGAAGTATTGGTTCAGTTCGTCTCAGCGGAATGAAAGAACCAAAGCTATTTATGAGCGATCATTTTTCTGCAAATGAAGAAGCAGGAGGACAGTATAATTCTGAACCATTTTATGTGTCGAAGTATCCTTCTGTAAAACCAAATCCTTCATTTGATCTAGCCCGTCTTGCAACCTCTTTATTTTGGGATTTATTTCCAGAAGGCCCTGATTGCAAGGAATATACTGAGAATGTAGTCTTTCAAATGTTTGTTCGATGGATGGGAACTGGAGATGGCAAATCAGTTTTATTTGGGAAAAACGAGGCATCGCATGAACGGTATCATGGATTTCACTTATATAAGGCAATCGCCCGTTTTTGCAAAGATGCTATCCCACGCAAAGAGATACTTCAGTTGAAGTCCTTGTATGGATTTACGAATGTGCCGCTAGGCGAGAATGTTTGTTCAATTGATATTTAGAAAGTAGGAGTCCCGACAAACATATCCTGCATGTCCGGTATAACGGCCGCAATATTGTTAGTAACCATTTCAGGAACACCTTCTGCAGTTGTCGCAAATACAACTCCAGATGTAAGAAGTCCGCCAAATAAACTTAACTTAGCAGCGTGTTCCCATGAAATAGCTTCTCCCTTTGACTTTCGTTCGAGTGCATAAATTATGAATGCAACAAGCGCGACAGCAACAGATGCAATAACAATCATCATTTCTTATTCGCAAAACGAGTGAAATTTTACAGATTTAAAACGAGAGTCTCTCCAACTTTTGATTCTAGTTCTTTCATTGGATCTTCTGGAATCTCTACAGCCTGCTCTTCGTCTAAATTTTGGAACTCTAATGTTTCAACTTCATCAGAGAAAGTAAGTTTAGGCTTCGGCTTCTCTTCTTCTTCCTCTTCCTCTTCGCTCTCGGATTCAATAATAGAGGTCTCGACCTGATCTTGAGTGAAATACTTCTTCGCAATAGCTTCCCATGGAAGAAACCCGCGGATGACCTGTTCCATGCATTCTGAAATAATTTTAGAAATTTCCTGGCGATTACGGGCCTGCTGCTCTGCTGATATGCCTACAGTTTTAAATAAGTAAGCGACCTGCCAAAGCTTGCGCGCAGAGTGCTTATAGAGTTCGTGTAAGAACTTTGTAAGATTCGGGCGTTCAAACTCAATCTTGATTTCAGATGACGATCCTCTGTAATGTAGTGACGCAAACGATTTCATATACGCAATGAAAACTCCCATTAGAAGATCGTCAATATATGTGCACTTAGAGACCTTAACAATACGGTCTACTTCCGTAGACAGCGTCGCATCTGTCCACTCTGGAATTCGTGTGAGCATATTCTGAAAAGTTCTCAAAATTTGATCAAGCTGGCCGTTGCGCTCACATAGTTCTTTGGATGAACTGTAAATGCTCCAAAATCCGTCAGAGACTGGATCAATTAATAAACTACTAAGATGCTCGCGAAGATGAGTCTTGGCGAATTCTGTATCGGTCATTTGTTACAACTCCAAATGATAAATAGAATGAACCAACGCGTGAAAACGGATTGAATGGCGCCATGATAGAGTATATCAATAACAAGCAAGATGACATCAATTAATTTTACACTACCCGACAACATCGCGTGGGGCGATTATCTCCTCGACGGCAGAAGCGTAACCGTTTCCGTCGAGGTGAAGTCAACTATCCCCGAGGAGAAGAAGGAGGCGCCTGTGCCGGTGCCAGAGCCTCGCAAGTGGACCCGCCCTATGCCTTGGTGCAAGCGCGGTAACTCGTGTCCGTGGGAGAACTGCAAGTTCCGCCATGAGCGGTGCAAGCACCACGACCAGTGGCAGGCTTCAGGCTGCAAGGACCGCCCTTGCCGCTCGCTGAAGTATGATCCGCTGTCTAATAAGTGCCCTGCAGATGGCGGGTGTATGTATGACCACCGTAATAAGGCCGACCTGCGCGAGTTCATTTACACTGTGGAGTTTACGACGCAGGATGAGCTGTTTGATGCTTTCCGCCCGCGTGGTCTCGGTGTGCTGGCCTCCGAGGGAGATGGCGTATACACGACAGCTTTTATGGACAAGGAGAATCGGGCAGTTCTGATTCGCAGTTTAAATGCTGCTCGTGATAATGAGCTTATCTACTACGGCGAGGACGACGATACTATTACCGTCCACTTCATCAAGGACTAAAAATACAAACAAAAACTAAAACAAAAACTAAAAAATGGATCTTTTTGTTTTATGCCTGTAGGTTGCACTAAAATGACCTTCCAAATATGTTTCATATATGATCAGGAACTAGACTATGCTATGTTGCGAGAGTTCTGTGAAGAGCATGGTATTAAATATAAGGCTCGCCCTTTCAATAGCTCAAAATACGATATAGATCGCGATAATATCATTCGGCTTCCGGCGATTCATATCATTCATAATAAAATTTGCCTGGAGACTGTCTATCCTGGCATTGAAGCGCTGAACAAAGTTGAAAATTACTACACCCATTATGCTAGGCTGCAAAGGAGACGGTATATAACTATGAACCGAATCGGAAGATGGTTGTTTGGGCGATCTTCCTTGAAAACGGATTCTATGATCTCCAATCCAAGGCTATCAACAAGATAATCAAAATGTCAACTACCAACAAGCAGATCGAGAATAAGCTCTATGCGCTGGTTGAGTGCCTGGCAGACAATTATGGGTTCGATGCAGACAAGGCATTCGAATTCATTCAGGATGAGACGGAAGTCAATCACCTAGCTGGGTTTCTGACCAGCGAGAAGGAGGAGAAGAAGACCGAGGAGAAGGAGAAGAAGAGTCCCCTAGAGAAAACGCGTCACAATGTGAGTCTTTGGACAAAGAAGCTTAACGCTGACAAGTTCAAGGATGCGGATGCAAAGTCAAAGCATATTGAGAAGCTCGAGAAGGAGCGTAAGAAGCTGGATAAGCTAGAGGCTGCTGAGTCTAAGGTCGAGAAGAAGACTGAGGAGAAGCCGAAGTCTGAGAAGAAGGCAGAGGAGAAGCCAAAGGTCGAAGAGAAGCCAAAGGTCGAGAAGAAGGCAGAGGAGAAGCCTAAGGTCGAGAAGAAGGCCGACAGCGACGATAAGCCTAAGAAGCGCATCCCTCGCATGTCTCCCACTCTGTCCGGTCAGCTAAAGACTAGTCTCGATGGAGTTGGTCTTGAGATGACTGACAAGCTCAAGAAGGAGTTTGTCAAGTATGTCGATGAGCTAACAGAGGATGATTTCCGAAAGGATAGCCTAGCAGATCACATGCGCGCCTTTGCAAAGATCAAGGCTCCTGAACCAGAAGACGATAAGGAGGAGTCAACCATCCACCAACTCCCTGTCTCTGATCTCA